ACGTCATCGTCTGGGATGACGGGCTCGGCCGCAACGAATCCGATAGGCGGCGCTGGCTCTATACCGTGATCACCCGAGCCGAGAGAGGGCTGGTGATCCTGTCATGATCGACCTCAACGAGGTCTGGCAGCCACCCGTCCGTTACGACCTCGATGACATCTGCGAGCGTCTGTGTGCTACGGCAGCCGAATGGCTGCCGCAGCTGTTTCCGCATGCGCGGCTTTCGCCGGACCGCAAAACGCTCCGATGTGCAGACCTCTCGGGCCGCCCGCCGCGCAACGAGGGCTCGTGCGTCATTCATTTACGCGGCTCCAGGGCCGGTTGGGGCTACGACCATGCGACTGGTGAATGCGCCGGTCCGATCGACCTCATTCATCATTCCACCGGGATGGGCAACGCGGCACTTTTCGAGGAGGCGGCACGGCAGGCGCGGCTGGATCGACCGGCGCCGACACGCGGCGCCGCATCTGCCAAAGTCGACCATAGTCATGAAGTTGCACGGATTCTCACCGGGTGTGCATCGCTCGCCGGCTCGGTCGCCGAGCGGTATCTGCAGACGCGAGGGCTGCGCGATCCCGCCTGTGATGACCTACTTTTTAACGACGATCTGACCGACTTTGAAACGAAGCGCGGATGGCCCGGCATGGTGGCTTGGGTGCGAGATGCAGCCGGCGAGCCGACTGGTGGCATCCATCGCACCTACTTGTTCGATGATGGATCGGCCAAGGCGCCACCGGGCAAGAAAATGCTGGGCCCGGTGGCTGGCGGGTCGGTTCGCCTGTTCTCGCTCGGGAGCAATGGACATCTCGGTATAGCTGAAGGCATCGAGACGGCTCTCTCCGCGCAGGCGATCTTTGGGATTGCGACGTGGGCCGCCCTGTCGGCCGACGGCATACGGCAGTGGCAGTGGCCGCCAGGCGTCACGCGCGTGACGGTTTTTGCCGACGCGGGAAATGCCGGATCGCAGGCTGCTGCAGCTCTGGCGGAGCGGCTTAACACAGCAGGAATCGCCAATACTGTCCTAACGCCGCTGCATGGCGACGACTTCAACGATGATCTCCGCCGCGGCGCGGTCGCCAATGATTATGCAGCGCCGAAACCAAATCAGGCGCAGCACCTCATCAGCATCGTGGGCGATTTCGAATCCGCCGTTCGGTTGTTGACCAGGCCGCCTGATCTTCAGGCGCTTGGAACTCTTCTCGGTCAACTCGTCCAGGCTCGGCTTGAGCCGCTGCCCGAGCGGCAGGTTCTGGATGCAATCAAGCGGTCGACCGGGATTTCCGTTGCTATTCTTGAGAAGCAGATCGGCGAATTGCGCCGCCGCCTGAACGCCACCGGTGACATCCACCGGCAGCCTTTTCGTCCCAAGTGGGCGAGCCAACTCCGACTCGACCTCGCCGGGACGCCAGAGCGCAACGAAGCGAATGTCATCGTCGCCTTGTCGAATGATGAAGCATTTGCGGGCGCCTTGGGGTTCGACGAATTCCGCCAGGAGATAATGGTCGCGCGAGCCTTGCCGTGGGACGCGCGCAGCGCTGTGCCTCGCGCCTGGCTCGATGTGGACGACGTGCGGTGTGCAGTATGGCTGCAGCACCGCGAAATTAATGTGAGCCCCGTCACTGTAAGCCGGGGTGTCAACGCCGTGGCGCGAGACATCCGTGTGCATCCGGTCCGTGACTATCTGACGAGTTTACGGTGGGACGGCGTTGACAGGCTCGACAGCTGGCTCATCACTTACTTGGGCGCCGACGACACTTCACTGATCCGCGCCATAGGATCGCGCTGGATGATTTCCGCGGTCGCTCGCATCTTGCAGCCCGGCGCCAAGGTCGACCACATGTTGATCCTGGAGGGGCCGCAAGGTGCGAAGAAGTCCAGCGCACTGAAGATGCTTGCAGGCGCTGAGTGGTTCACCGACGAGCTCGCCGAAATCGGCAGCAAGGATGCTGCTCAGCAGATGCGCGGGGTCTGGATCATCGAATTCGCCGAACTCGATGCAATCAGCCGGGCGGAGGTTTCCCGGATCAAAGCCTTCCTGACACGGACGACGGACAGATATCGCCCGCCATACGAGCGGTATGTCGTGGAGGTGCCTCGTCAGTGCGTGTTCGCGGGCAGCGTCAACCCAGAGACGTATCTCCGGGACGAAACGGGCAACCGCCGATTTTGGCCCGTGCGATGCGGGTTGATCGACGTTGCGGCGCTTGGTCGAGACCGCGACCAATTGTGGGCCGAGGCCGTCGCGCGTTATCGACAGGGTGCGATCTGGTGGTTCGATGAACCGGAATTGATGGCCGACGCAAAGATTGAACAAGATCGACGGTATCAAGGAGACGCTTGGGATGCGCGGATTGACCGATGGCTCTCCTTTGAGTGCAGGCGGGTCAACCACGGATACGGCAACTACGATGATTGGCGGGATGAGGAGGTCGAGCGGCCTCAGACGCTGTCTGACGTCTCGGTCGGCGAGATCCTCGAACAGGCGCTCGGAATAGAACCCGCACGTTGGAACCGCGCCGAACAGATGCGGGTGGCCGCCTATCTCAAGACGCGGGAATGGGAGCGGTACCAAGCCCGCAAGGGCTCCTTCCGAGAATGGCGGTATCGACTCTTGGAAAAGCCTGAACGCGAGGCTAGCTGAGGTCGACTGCGAATCGCTTTAGATCGGCCAGCGAACAAAAGCTCAAGGCGCCTTCGTGAGTCGCTCGTAAGACGACCCGCGGTGCCTTCCCAGCCTGGAACGCTTCCTGCCAACGCGGTGCGCACAGGCACCAGCGGTCGCCGGGTTTGAGGCCAGGAAATCCGAATGCAGGTATTGGCGTAGATAAATCGTTGCCTTGCGATTTGGAAAACTCAAGAAACTCTGCGGTCATCACGACGCAGACGGTATGACTGCCAACATCCTCAGTGCTCGTGTTGCAACAACCGTCCCGGAAGAACCCGGTCATAGGCTTGGTCGAGCAGATATCGAGCTGCTCGCCGAGGACGTTCCGCGGCTCGCTTTGTTGCCGCTCTCCCTCGCTTCGATCATCCCGCAGCATGCTAGGACAAGACCTCCGAGTTGGGTGCGTCCAGCTTCCCCACGGCACCATCCGCTGACTTGGTGACACTGATGGTGACAGGAAAACATGTGTCAAACCAGTCCTGTCACCAATGTCACCAACGTCACCATCCTGTTCAGAACGTATACGTAAGAGATGCATATAAAAAATGCCCTCTCTTATAGAACATGTTTGGAAGACCCCCTTGGTGACGGTGACATGGTGACAACGGTCTGACGTGTCCGCCAAAAAGTTGATCGGCCGGCCGTTTTTCGTTGATCACGGGGTTTCGATGCCTGTAGAATCAGCGTGACCGAAGCCGAAGGCCCACCTCTCGTGAGCCTTCGTTGTGAATACCGCTCCCGAATTTCCAACTTTCACGCCCGCCGCACCATCCGATAGGTCGGTCGATCTTGGGCGCTCGGCTGTCCTTGCGCTGGATCTCGGCACAACTACCGGGTGGGCGATGCAGCCCGCTGGGGCGCGAATCGAAAGCGGCCGCGTCTCGTTTCGCCCGAGTCGATACGACGGCGGTGGAATGCGCTATCTGCGCTTTCGAGGCTGGCTCGACAGCACGGCTGCAAACGTCGCCGGTCTCGCCGCAATCTATTTCGAAGAGGTTCGACGCCACGCCGGCACCGACGCGGCACACGTGTATGGCGGTCTCCTCGCAACGCTGACTGCTTGGTGCGAACAGCACGGCATCGCCTACCAAGGCGTACCGGTCGGGACCATCAAACGTTTTATTGCCGGCAAGGGCAATGCGGACAAAGCCGCCGTCATTGCGGCAATCAAGGCCCGCGGCTTCGCACCTGCGGACGACAACGAAGCTGATGCTATCGCGATCCTCCTATGGTCGATCGAGACACAGGGAGGCGTGCGATGAGCCGGCAAAGACTGCCCGACCGGCGTGCCGCCGCCACTGTCGACCTGGAGCACGGTGGTAGCCGGTTCACCGTGACGATCGGCTTTTATCCTGACGGGCGGCCCGGCGAGGTCTTCACCCACGGGATCCGCACGGGATCCGGTCTCGACGCGCTCCTCGCCGATGCGTGCGTTCTTCTTTCCTGCCTCATGCAGTACGGCGTTGAGCCGACCCAGATCGCCAGTAGCATGGGGCGCAGTGGCAATGCCGAACCCGCATCCATCATTGGCGCTGTAATCGATCTCGCAGCGAAGGCCGACCCGCCGGCCCAGACCAGTGAGGCGGCGCCGACATGAGGTGGTCGCCGACAGGCTGTGGCGGGCAGCGGCGCTCACCCGAGCACATCAAGCGTGACGGTTGGCGCGAACAGAACATCCTCGTCGTCAGTGCAGATGATGACCGGCTCACCTGGCCCGAGCGCGAATTGGTCCGCCAGCTTGGGGAGAAGCTCCATGGGAACAAGCAGCGGGAGGCAGCGCATGGATAAGTGGACTGTTGAGGCTGTCGAGACGCGACTCGAAGATGCGGCGCAGGTGATCAGGCGTTTGCCGCCCGTGCGAGTGCCTGGTTATTTCAACACGTGGCCGTCCATGTTCGTCGAGTTTGCGGATCTCGTGGGTCAGGAGCCGCGGTCGATGCGGCTGCCACCACCGTCCACAGCCGCCATTACCCGCATGGAGGAGACGCTTGGCTGGCTGCGTTGGCTCGAAGGCGAGGATGCGAAGCTGGTCTGGACGCGAGCTGATCGCTCGCCGTGGAAGGCGATCTGCTGCCGCTTCGGCATCAGCCGTGCAACAGCCAACCGGCGCTATGAGTACGCGCTCAGCCTGATTGCGTGGCGGCTCAATGGGCGTATGGTACCGGCCAAATGGTCCCGTCATTTTGCTGCTGAAAAGATCAAAACAAACTTTGAAAGGGGGCTGGCACTGCATTCGGAACTGCAACAACGAGCCAAGTCATAGTATGCATATCGCGATTGTCCGTGCATCACCGTGTCAATGGTAATTCGCATGCAGAACAAATTTTGTGCGAGACACCGAGAGGCGAGACAGATGCGGCCTGAAAGTGTAGGTCTTTGGTTATGGTCGCGAGAGTCGCGTGCGGCGCAGTTCTCACACCTCTTTCACCTGAAAAAAAGAAGCCCCAGCCGCTAGGCCAGGGCCTCCCTGTTGAAGTGCCGAGGCTCAGACAAAATCCCGGCGCGTTCGGACGGTAGAGCCAGATCGTTAGCCAGGACTGAATGTGAAGATTGAAAGTTCGAAGACGGGGGACAGCGTTAACGAATTTGCACTTGCCACCGAGTCACGGGTCCTCCCTGGTGGTAACTGGTACGCGGGGGGCAATGGCCCGAAATGTCGCTACCGACAGCCGCAATATCTGAGTTACCACCCGTCGGCCACATTGGCCCCTTGCTGCGCAGAATGTGCCCGTAATTCGCCCTGTTTCGGGCCGCCAGCGGCTTGCATGGCCGCCTGGTAAAGTCACGCGAGTTACCACCTTCCGGTTACCACCCACACATCAGACATGACATCGCAGTTGAGCGAGCAGATCGAGCGTTGGCCGCTCGATCGCCTGATCCCACACGCCCGCAACGCCCGGACGCATCCCGACGCACAGGTGGCGCAAATCGCAGGATCGATCGCCGAGTTCGGCTTCGTGAACCCGGTGCTTGTCGGTGATGACGGTGTGATCGTCGCAGGGCACGGACGTGTCCTTGCGGCACGCAAGCTTGGCCTGACGGAAGTGCCGGTGATCGTGCTCGCGCACCTCTCGCCCACGCAGCGCCGTGCGCTGATGATTGCGGACAACCAGATCGCGATCAACGCTGGATGGAACGAGGCGATGCTGGCGGCCGAACTGGCTGCGCTCCGGGATGAGGATGTCGATCTCGGGCTGCTGGGTTTCGATGAGGGCGAGCTCGACCGGTTGCTTGATGGCGCAGCCGAAGAAGGTGAAGACGCCGACGAGGCGCCCGAGTTGCCGGCCGACCCGATCTCGCGGCCCGGTGATCTCTGGGTCTGCGGGCACCACCGGGTGCTCTGTGGCGACGCGACGGTGCTGTCGGATGTCGAAACCGTGCTCGGCGGCGAGCTTGCCGATGTATGCTTCACCGATCCGCCCTACAACGTGAACTACGCCAATGGATCAGACAAAAAGCGAGGTAGCAAAAAGCGACCGATCCTCAACGACGCCCTGGGCGAAGAGTTCGGTCAGCTTCTCTACGACGCCAGCGTCAACATCCTGACCGTAACCAAGGGCGGAGTGTACATCTGTATGTCGTCGTCGGAACTCGACACGTTGCAGAAGGCGTTTCGATCGGCCGGCGGTCACTGGTCCACCTTCGTGATCTGGGCGAAGAATACGTTCACGCTCGGCCGATCGGACTACCAGCGGCAGTACGAGCCGATCCTCTATGGTTGGAAGGAGGGCACTGACCACTATTGGTGCGGCGCGCGCGACCAGGGAGACGTCTGGTTCATCGACAAGCCGGCGAAAATGATCTTCACCCGACCATGAAGCCGGTTGAGCTGGTGGAGCGCGCCATTCGCAACTCGTCGAGGAGCCGTGACATCGTGTTCGATCCATTCGGCGGCTCCGGCACTACTCTGATTGCCGCTGAACGGTCCGGCCGGCGCGCGCGGCTCGTTGAACTCGATCCCAAGTATGTCGATGTGATCGTGCAGCGATGGCAAAAGGCAACCGGTGGGAGCGCTACTCACGCCACCACCGGTCAACCATTTTCAGTGGAACCTGCCTGAGGTTCAGGCGGCGATGCGGTAGACTCGTCCGCGCCCCTCGATCTTCTCGGACTGCACATCAAGCCCGAGCTTCTTCTTCAGTGCGCCGGCGATCGCGCCGCGCACCGTGTGCGGCTGCCACTCGAGCTTCTTGACGATCTCGTCGATCGTCGTGCCGTCTGGCCGCTTGAGCATTTCGATCAGCTTGGCTTGTTTGCTGTCGGCGCGCGTGGCGCCCGTGTTCGCCTTTGTATGGGTTTTGCGCTTGCGGGCAGTCTTGGTCTTGGACTTGGTCGACTTGGGCATGTGGGGCTCCTCGGCTTGGGAACCGCGGTTATCGCAGTTCCCTACGGAGCCAAAGCCCGCAGCCAAGCCGGCACGGGCGAGACCTAGCGGCGAAGCCGCGTAGCAATGCCACAGACGCTCCGATCGGAAAACAATGCAAGCGAAAATCAGCCAGCACGACGATGGTTAACGAATTTTCGGGGCCGTAGCGCTCTCTTCGAGGGCGTTTTGAAATTAATCGCACCGCGAAGGCCGCTGCCGAGCCGGTTGCATGCTCTTTTTGCGCTGATAGGATTGCAACTAACCCTTCAAGGAGATGCGCATGCGACGTATTCTTCTCTCGATTGCGCTACTAACCGGCTTGTCTGGGCTGGCGTTCGGGCAGACCGCGCCCGCCTCGGAAATTGCACCAGGAGGAAAGCTGCGGGTTGGGATGATTGCCATTACGGTGCTTGGCGGCGTGGCCGAGCCCGTCGCGAGATTCATCGGACAGAAACTTGGCGCGGCTGTCGAGCCGGTAATGTATCCGGCCCCTGGGGCGTATCGAGAAAGCTTTGGCAAGGGTGAATGGGACATCGCCATCGGACCGCGCGCGCTTGCGCCGACGGACCAGGCGGATTCCACGGCGGACCTCTGGGTCATCAGCGTTGTTTACGTTGCCGGGCCCGGAAAGGAATTTCCCGATATCGCGTCGGTCGACAAGGCAGGTGTGAAGATTGGCACTATCCGCGGTGCTCCGTCCGACATCGTACTGACGCGGGAGATCAAGAATGCCGAGATCGTCCGTATCCCCTTGAGCCCGACCATCGCGGCTGACGCGGCCGACATGCTGCGCTCGGGCAAGGCGGACGTCTTCGGCGCGGATTCAGGCGTTGGCTATCCTGCTGCTGAAGCGTTGCCTGGCGCGAAGATTGTGCCTGGCGCCTTTGCGATGGTTCGCGTGGCAGCTGCTCTGCCGAAAGGCCGTTCAGCTGCTGCGCAAGCTGCACTCGCGAAGCTCGTCGATGAAGCAAAGCAGACTGGGGTGGTACAGAGGGCGATCGAGGCAAAGGGTCTCAAGGGCGTTAACGCAGCCACAAAATAACGCCATGGGATTATCAATCCGCGCTTATGCGCGACAGCGCGGGGTCAGCCATGTGGCGGTTCTACGCGCGATTAAGGACGGTCGGGTCGCGCTCGAAGCGGACGGAACCATCGATCCCGCGCAAGCCGACGCCTCGTGGGTGCGCGCGACCGATCCGGCGCGCAGCAAGGCGAAATCCAAAGTTCCGATCGAGAAGCTTCGGCCTGTCGGCGAAGCGGCCGTTGGCTCGGTTCGTGAGACGCTGAAGGAACAAGGACTCCCAGCGGGCGGCAACGTCACCTTCGTGCAGGCGCGCACCGCGCACGAGATCGCCAAGGCTCATCTCGCGCGACTGCGTTTGCAGCGAATGAAGGGCGAACTGGTGGAGCGCGCAGGTGCAACCGCGCTCGTGTTTCGGCTTGCGCGTGAAGAAAGAGACTCCTGGCTCAACTGGCCGGCGCGGGTCGCTGCCCTGATCGCGGCCGACCTCGGCGTGGATGCTCACGCGGTTCAGAAAATCGTAGAGGCGCATGTCCGCGGCCACCTCGCCGAGCTCGCCGAAGTTCGACCCGAATTTCGCTGAGCTGATTGCGTTCGACGGCGCCGAGGAGCTTGGCCAGGCATGGCGCGACGGGCTCCAACCCGATCCGGCGCTGACAGTCTCGGAGTGGGCCGACCGGCACCGTTTCCTCAGTCCCCGTGCTTCGGCCGAACCGGGGCGCTATCGGACCGAGCGCACGCCCTACATCCGGGCAATCACGGATGCGCTGTCCCCCACGGACCCAACGCGCCGCGTCGTGGTGATGAAGTCCGCACAGATCGGGTTCACGGAGGCCGGCAACAACTGGATCGGCTACGTCATCCACCACGCGCCAGGACCGATGCTGGCGGTGCAGCCGACCGTTGAACTTGCGAAGCGGTTCTCACGACAGCGCATTGATCCGCTGATCAGTGAAAGCCCAGCACTGCGGGAGCGGGTGAAGCCAGCGCGCTCGCGCGATGCCGGCAACACGATGCTGTCGAAGGAGTTTCCCGCCGGCATCCTGGTTATCACCGGCGCCAACAGCGCAGTCGGCCTGCGCTCGATGCCGGCGCGGTATCTCTTCCTCGACGAGGTGGATGCTTATCCGCCCTCGGCCGACGAGGAAGGCGATCCGGTTGCGCTGGCAGAAGCCCGTACACGGACTTTCTCTTGGCGGTCGAAGGTCCTGCTCGGATCGACCCCAACCATCCAGGGGCTTTCGCGCATCGAGCGGGAGTACGAGGCCTCAGATCAGCGGCGGTATTTCGTGCCGTGTCCCCACTGCCGGGAGATGCAGTGGCTAAGGTTCGAGCGCCTTCGGTGGGAGAAGGGCCGGCCCGAGACCACACATTATATATGTGCCTCCTGCGATGGCCGGATCGAGGAGCATCATAAGACCGCCATGCTCGCGGCTGGGGAGTGGCGCCCGACCGCGCAGGCGCAGGATCCAGGCACCATCGGCTTCCACATCTCGGCGCTCTATTCGCCGGTCGGTTGGTTCTCGTGGGAGCACATCGCGCGCCTGTGCGAGGTGGCAACCACTGACGAGGCGAAGCGAAGCTTCAAGAACAGCGTGCTGGGCGAGACCTGGATCGAGACTGGCGAGGCCCCGGATTGGCAGCGCCTCTACGAGCGACGCGAGCCTTGGCAGATCGGCACAGTGCCGGGCGGCGCGCTGTTTCTAACGGCGGGCGCCGACGTTCAGAAGGACCGCATCGAAGTCGACGTCTGGGCGTGGGGGCGAGGTCTGGAGAGCTGGCTCGTCGAGCACGTCGTGATTGACGGCGGGCCCGAGCAAGCCGAGGCCTGGGACGCGCTCCAGAAATTGCTGGGCCAGACCTGGCCACATGCTCACGGCGCCCAGCTTGGGCTTGCCAAGCTTGCGATCGACACCGGTTATGAGTCACCAGCTGTCTATGCCTGGTCGCGCCGAGCCGGTCATGCGCAGGTCGTTCCGATCAAGGGAGTCGAGGGGTTCAACCGCGCCGCGCCGGTGATCGGTCCGACCCATGTTGATGTGACCGAAGGCGGCAAGAAGCTTCGACGCGGTGCGCGCCTGTGGACGATTGCAGTTGCGACCTTCAAGAGCGAGACGTACCGGTTCCTTCGCCTCACAAGGCCGACCGACGAGGAACTTGAAGCAGGCGCGACTTTCCCAGCCGGCTATGTTCACCTGCCACTTGGCACTGAATCGGAGTGGGTGAAGCAGCTTGTCGCTGAGCAGCTCGTCACGGTGAAAACCAAGCGCGGTTTCAGCCGGCTCGAATGGCAGAAGCTGCGAGAGCGCAACGAAGCGTTGGACTGCCGAGTCTATGCCCGCGCAGCGGCCTGGATAGCCGGCGCCGATCGATGGACCGAGGCCATGTGGCGCGATCTCGAACTACAGGTTGGCGTCGCAGAAGGCATGGAAAGCGATCATCCGCCTGAAGCTTCCTCCGAGACCATCGCTGGTCTCATCCGCCGACGACCGGAGCGTCGTGGCCGACGCGTGTTCCGATCGAGCTACCTAAGCGGATGAACGATTGGCGCAATCGAATTGGCCCAAAGAGTCGAGCACCGCCCAAGATGTCGACGGGCATCCGAAGCTTCATTTAAGTCGATGATCCACTCGGCCAAATGAGCCTGAGTCGTTTCGGGTGAATACAGATCTCCAACGGCAGGTTGCCAAGCACCTCGCCGTCAACTTGGACCGGGATTGATTGATCACCATCAATCTTAACCCAATCCACGCATTCAACGGAAACGTCCGGATCATAGCGAAGATAACCGATAGCAAGGGCTGAAAGCTGCCGGATCCGGTTCAATGGGCCGCTTCCACTCATGCGCAGAACGTAGAATTGGGCGTGCTGTGGGTCAGCTTCAGGAGCCAGCATCAGATTTCCGGCATAGCGCTTCACTCTTGTCACGATGACCCATGGTACCTCGGCGTCACCTCGAGGCGACGTCACGTGCAGTATCGGGTCGCGGTAGGAAACAAGCGCGCGTAGGACCGGCCAGACAAATCCGGCCTGACCTAAACTGCGAGTACTTTCTTGCTCAAAGAAGCGAACGGCAGCAGCGTCGAAACCCACTCCCACAACAAAGAGAAAGGGTCGACCATTCACCTGCCCAACCGGAACTTCGCGTGCCTCGCCACACTGCAGGGCGTTCACCAGCTCGTCTGGCGACCGAGGAAGCTTCATCTCTTGTGCAAAAACGTTTCCCGTTCCCATCGGAATGATGCCGAGCGGCGTCGAGCTGCCAATCAGTCCTTCCGCGGCATCGTGCAAAGTGCCGTCGCCTCCTGCTGCCACAACTGCATCGAAGCACCCCCGTTGCGCGGCGTCCCCTGCAACCTTCATGCCCTCGCCGTGCTGAGATGTCTCGATAATCTCAATGTTGCAGCCAAGTCTCTGAAGCCCCGATAGCGTTGCATGATAGAGGTGCCGTGCCGATGGGCCGGCATTAGGGTTGTGGATGATTAGAAATCGCGTTCGCAATGGAAGGCCTTTTGCATCGTCACCGACTGTCGTCCTGAGACGATGATAAAGACGAAGGATTGTCACCCCGGTGGGAACTCGCAATCGCGTCTGCTGCATTCCATTCGACAATGATCAATCCGACCAGTAGCCAGAATCCTCCAACGAGGAAACCGCCGGCGACATCCGTTACATAATGGACCCCCAAGAAAATGCGGCTGAAGCCAACCAGGAGAACGAGTACAATCGTCCAATAAGTAACTTCGAAACGTTCACGAACGCCCGGCAATGCGCGCGCAATGGCGTATGCAATGAATCCGTATACGGCCATCGCGGCCGTCGCGTGTCCACTCGGAAACGACGAAGAATTCACGGTCACATCGATCGTGAACTCTGGACGATGCCGGCCAATGACGAACTTGCCGATCGTTGTGGTAGCGAGCGCACCCGTACAAGTGATCCAAAGAGGAATGATGGAATAGAAGCGGCGTTGCGACCAGAGAAAGCCGGTTGCGATAATCACTGCGGCAACAACTGCGGGACTGCTTCCCAAGGCTGTGATCCAAAGAAACGCAGAGATTAGCGGCTCGACGCGCCACGGGCCAAACGCCGCGTTGACGATGTTGTCAATTCGGATTGTTCCTTGTGCTTCAAGAATGTCCTCGGTAAGGCCGCTGAATAATGCGGCGACGTAGATAGCGGCGAGAACGACCAACGTCAGCAGAAGCCCCGACGGTTTATGGGAGTCGAGTCGTCTCGTCACAATCCCGAAGAGCCTAGGATAGCGTTTTGCCAGTCGGGATCTGAGAGCCTCTGAAAGCGCCCATGCCCGAGAACCGACCACTCTTGGAGGTACGCTGGGTGCGACCTCAATGATGCAAATCACCGCTCGGCGAGCCAGTGAACGAAAAACCACAACAAACACAAAAACTACAACAATGGCGAGGGCGAGCATAACCGCACTCAGGGAGTTGAAGGCGGAAATTATGAATCGGCCACGCACTTTACCAGCCGGATCGCAGTGAACCTACAGAGCAGTTTGACGATTTCATCGCTCCGTTGGGCAAAACGACCCTGCAAACTCGGATGTCAGGTTCGAGCATTCCGCCCGGTCCCGCCTGGCGCGATCGCCTGGACTGTTTCCAGAGTGGTCGAAACACCAGATTCGCATCGAGCGCTTCAGTGCGAATGCGTGCACCATGCGAATGTGAACGAATCCTAATCTGATGACTCTCGAAGAGATGACGGCGCAGTGTGATGCGCTGCTCGCCGCCCGTTTCCGCGGCGTGCGTACGGTTGAGATCGACGGCCGGCGCGTCACCTATGCCACCGACGCTGAGATGGCGGCGGCTATCACGGATCTCGAACGGCGGATCGCCGCGATCCGGGATGGTGGCCGCAAGCGCCGAATTCTCACCTCTGCTTCGAAGGGACTATGAGTGCTTGCTTCCCTCACACACTTCCGGCGCCGCGTGGGAGCGTTCATCGGCGGCTTCGACGCCGGGCTCGCAAACCGCCGGCTGAAAGGCTTCCAGGCCAGTCGGGCGCACCTCAATACGCTGATCGCCGCGGCTGGTCCCGACATCACCGCGCGGGCTCGATGGCTCGTGCGCAACAATGGCTACGCCGCCAACGCGATCGAGAGCTGGGCCGGTAACGTGGTCGGCGCGGGCATCAAGCCGTCCTCGACGATGATTGCGGAGTCGGGGCTCAAGGCTCAGGTCCAAAAGCTCTGGCTCGACTGGACCGACGAGGCCGATGCCGAAGGATTCACCGATTTCTACGGGCTGCAGCGACGCGCCGCGCGCGAGGTGTTTATCGCGGGCGAGGTGTTCTTTCGCTTCCGGCCGCGCCGGCCGCAGGATGGCCTCACGGTCCCACTGCAGCTGCAGATGATCCCTTCGGAGATGCTGCCGCTCAATCGCAACGAGGTCGTGCCTGGCGGTAACGTCATCCGGCAGGGGATCGAGTTCGATGCCATCGGACGCCGCGTGGCCTACCACTTCCTGCGCCGTCATCCGGGCGACCTGACCGACCCAGGCGTTGCCGGCGAGATCGTCCGGGTATCTGCATTCGAGATCGCACACATCATCGATCCGGTTGACGCCGGACAGCTTCGCGGCGTCTCGCGGTTCGCCGCGGGCATCGTGAAGCTGTTTCTGCTCGATCAGTATGACGATGCCGAACTCGACCGGAAGAAGGTCGCGGCGATGCACGCGCTCTTCATCACGACGCCAGCACCAGCCGAACCGCTCGATGCCGCGGAGGGACGCGACGAGAACGACGAGCGCACCATGGATCTGCAACCGGGCCAAATCACGATGCTGGAGCCCGGCGAGGAGGTGCAGACATCGACGCCAGCAGATTCGGGCCAGACCTACGAGCCGTTCCAGTACCGCACCCTGTTGCAGGTGTCGGCCGCGCTGGGTGTGCCCTACGCGTATCTCTCCAACGATATGCTCAAGGCTAACTACTCGAACTCGCGCCTGGCTTTGCTCGAATTCCGCCGGCGCATCGAGGCCTACCAGCACGCGGTGGTGGTCTGGCAACTGTGCCGCCAGGTCTGGGCGCGTTGGATTGATACCGCCGTTCTCGCAGGCACGCTCAACCTTCCGGATTACGACCAACGGCGGCGGGAGTATCTTGCTTGCGGTTGGCTGCCGCCAAAGTGGGACTGGGTCGATCCGCTGAAGGATGCCCGCGCCGAGATCGAGCAGATTGATGCCGGGCTCAAGAGCCGCACGCAGGCGCTCGCTGAGCGTGGTTACGATGCGGAGCAAGTGGATACCGAGATTGCTGCCGATCAGGCGCGTGAAAAGTCGCTTGGGTTGATATTCCGGTCGGCAGCGCCTTCGCCACTGCCAAGCGAGCCCGGCAATACACAGTCACCTGGGAACTGAAACAACCCACATGTTTGACCTACCGCATCTGGCGTCTCGCGTGTTCGGGACGCCACTCATGATTGCGGCGCCAAGCTTGACGTGATCCTCGGCGTGCTCACGCCGCGCTTTGCCGGAACCCGCTTGGACGCCACGGGTCCGGAACCCGATCCCGCACAGTTGTCGTCGATCACGGCCGAACGGATCGCGGTCGTTTCCGTGATTGGCACGCTCGTCAGCCGATCCGGTTATCTCGACGCAGCAAGTGGGCTTGCTTCATACGCGGACATCGGCGAGGCGATTGGCGAGGCCATGGCCGCCCCGAACGTGCGCGGCGTCATCCTGGATGTTGACTCGTCGGGAGGCGAAGTCGGCGGCCTGTTCGACCTGGTCGAGCAGATCCGCGCGATCAAAGCCGGGACCGAAAAGCCCCTGTGGGCCGTGGCAAACGAGGGGGCGCTCTCGGCGGCGTACGCAATCGCCAGCACGGCGGACAGGTTTTATGTGACGCGCACCGGCGAGGTCGGGTCGATCGGTGTCGTGGCTGTCCATGTCGACGAGAGCGGCGCGGACGCGAAGGCCGGTCTTTCGTGGACTTTCGTGTTCGCCGGCGAGCGGAAGGTTGACGCCAACGGTCACGAGCCGCTGACCGGACGAGCCCGCGCCACGATCCAGGCCGACGTCGATCGACTCTACGCTGAATTCTGTGCGCTCGTTGCAGCCAATCGAGGGATCAGCGGCGAGGCCGCGCGGGGCACGAACGCAGCGATCTATCGCGGCGAATTAGCGGTTCGTGCGGGTCTTGCCGATCGCGTCGGCACGCTCGACTTTGCCATCGCAGAGATGGTGGCCGAACTCGATGGCGCGGCCGCGGCGACGCGTCCCATCTTCAACCCAACACCCAAGGGGAGCCCCTCAATGGCAACGAAGGAAACCGACCAGATTCGAGAGGAACCGACTGCGCCGCAGCCAGCAGCGTCGCCTGCGCCGCCAACGCCCGAAGCGCCCCAAGCCGCGCCGCCGGTGCCTATCATGGAGACGGGATCCGGCGCGGCTGACAAGTTGCGTGCGGAGTTTGCTGAAATTGCCGCTGTCGCCGCCCAGGCGGGACGGCTCGGCGTCACCGTCGACGCAGCTGATGCCATGCGTAGGGGCATATCGGCCGATGCATTGCGCCAGTCTGTGCTCGAGGCGCTAGCCGCGCGCGCCGAGGCAACGAGTGTCATCGCCGCAGCCCCATCCACGCCCATCGCCGGCGACAGTCCGATTGTGCGACGCGCCAGGGAGCGTGCCGCAGCGGCACGCGCCTGATCGCCCCCTGAGGAGAAAGACACATGACTGCTCTGACGATGTCGCCGACGCTCGGCGACCTGCTCAAGTACGAGCTCAATGGAAACTATTCCCGCGAGACCGTGACCCTCAAGGCCGGCAGGAACTATGCGCTCGGTTCCGTGCTCGGAAAGATCACCGCGTCCGGCAAATACCGCCTCTCACCCGCGGCCGAAGTCACCGGCGATGAGGGAGCGGAGACCGCGGTCGCGGTGCTGATCGGAGCGGTCGACGCAACGGCCGCCGACAAGACCGGCCTAGTGGTCACGCGCGGTCCCACGATCGTCGCGAAGGCCGTGCTGGTGTTCGACAGTACTGTCGATAACGGCACCAAGAAGGCGACCAAACACGGCCAACTCGCTGCCGCAGGTCTGGTGCCGCGCGACGCCGCCTGATCGACCCGCCGTCACTTCAACTCGCTTCAACCCTTCATCCGGGCCTCGATGGCAACCCCATCGGGGCCTCAGCTTTCAAGGACCTCTATCCATGGCCCCGATGATCAATCCCTTCGACGCGGGTGGTTATACGCTCGCCGAGATGACCACCGCCATCAACATCCTGCCGAACATCTACACCCGGCTCGGCGAGCTCGGTCTGTTCCGCTTCGAGGGCATCACTCAGCGCAGCGTCATCATCGAGCAAGCCGAGGGCGTCCTGAACCTCCTGCCGACCGTCCCGCTCGGCGGCCCCGCAACGATCGCCAACCGCGACAGGCGCGCGATGCGCTCCTTCACCGTGCCGTGGATTCCCCACGACGACGTGATCACGCCACAGGACATCCAGGGCGTCCGGGGTTTCGGGGTCGCCGATGCCGCTGATCCGCTTGCCACGGTGATGGAGCGCAAGCTCACCCGCATGCGCGCCAAGCATGCCCAGACCCGCGAGTACATGGAGATCAATGCGCTGCGCGGCATCGTCAAGGATGGCGCTGGCGTTGCGCTCTACGACTATTTCGACGAGTTCGGCCTCGGCCAGCAGTCGGTCGACTTCGTACTGGGCACCGCCGGCACCAATGTGCAGGCCAAATGCCGCGAGGTTCTGCGTGACATCGAGACCGAGCTCAAAGGCGAGACCATGAACGGGGTGCTGGCACTGGTTAGCCCCGGGTTCTTCGACAAGCTCATTGGTCACAGCAAAGTGGAAGAGGCTTACAAGTATTTCTCCTCAACCGGCGCCCAGCCGCTGCGCGAAGATACCCGCCGCCGCTTCCCGTTCGCAGGCATCGTGTTCGAGGAATACAACGCCACCGTCACGCTTTCGACCGGCGGGACCGAGACCCTGATCCCCGCCGGCGAGGGCATCGCCTTCCCGCTCGGCACCATGGATACCTTCGTGACCTATGGTGCTCCGGCAAACCTCATCGAGACCGTCAATACGATGGGACTGCCAATCTATGCCCGACAGATCGCACGTCAGGACGGCAGCGCCATCATGTGGTGAACGAATTGGCGAATTGGGGTGAAGAGCGCGGTCAAAATCCAGGCAAGCCGATGAGCCGGTCGGGTCTTGCGGTGCTTGAGTGCTATTCGCAATTGCACCTGGTGCCACGCGGCGTCTGTACAAGGTTACACACCGGCGCCGCGACTGGCCGGCGAATCCTGAGCCCACGATCGAGGCTTTCTGATTGCAGCCCACGATCGAGGCTATCTGATTGCGACTTGATATTGACTTATTGTTGGTCCCCATGGTGCGGGGGAAACGATCAGGAGGCTATATGGACAAGAAGATTGCTGGTTTGTTGGGAGCCGCAGCAGCCCTGACGACAATGAATGGTGCGCAAGCCACTCCGGCACAGTCGTCCGCGCCCACCGCGGTCACGAGTTACAGGGATCTTCTCGACCCAGTTCCAGGCGCCTTGGAACTGCTAAAGGCTGACGATGCGCGGCGCGCCGAAACGGCAGTTTCGGGTAAGGCCCAACTTGCCCAGTATTACCACCACCATCACAGCCAATATTACCACCACCATCACAGCCAGTATTATCACCACCATCACAGCCAATATTTGCCGCCTATAATCCGGCAGTTCATTCCACGGCCGTACTACGACCACCATCACCACCACCACCATAACAGCTACTACCGCGGCCCGTATAATCGCTATTGAGGCAAGATCGGGCGCAAGCGGGGCGTTTACTCTTCCCTCGCTTTCGCCTTGGCCGCCCGAAGCATGTGGCGATATGTGCCGTCGAAGACGGTGCGGGTGCTGGAAGTCCACGTGGAATCTGCTGCGAGCGTTTCGCGGCTCGCATGAATTCGCCGTCCCCTCATCTCACGCTCCGCCGCCTCTTCCTCGGTCATCTCGACGAGGTTGAAGTCCGCCGTCACCGGCAGCACCAAGATTTGCAGCATCGGCTCGCCCGGCCGGAAGATATGGGTGCGGCCCTCGGCCGGGGTTTTGAATACGATAAAAGAGATCATTGGCCACCACTCAGTCCGCAGTAGCGCCGGGACCGCGATGGGTACGCTGTCGGTGGGGTCGGTATAAAACCGCGGATGGGGCTCGGTGCGCACCGCCCAATCTTTTCCAACTTTGAGATCAAGCAGCAATTGGTAAGTGTAGAAATCCGTTCCGAAACTGCGGAATGGAGGCCACTGACGGTCATCATCGGGCGGAGGTCCAAAATCTCCGTCTAGCACCGGGAGGCCGTCCTTCCTGCTGACATGGAGTTCATTCTGATACGGGTAAAAAATCTCAATGCCGTACTGCGCCCCCTCGGTGAACGGAGCACAGTGCCATGCATATTCCTGCGAACCATCGGCGCGGGGCTCTGGCTTGCCACCCCATCCGGGCATCTCGAGTTTTGTCCGTCTTGGACGAAGATTGGGGTTCGCCAGTCTGTATTTGACGTCTGCCATTTCCTGTGCCCTCCCTTAAAAAGGAAGCCGTCATCGAGTGGAAGTCTACCTGAGACAAAGAGTTCCGGAACCCGGCGACATCGGGTCCATTATCACGACGGCAGTTCACCTTTAGGCAATCGAATCGGATGATGAAACGCCTGCATTACGGAACGACGGCCAAGGCTCTGCACTGGACTGTCGTCGCACTTCTCCTCGTCCAATACTCGCTCGGCTGGCTGATGCCGGACGTGCACGGCGGCCCCCCTGGCGTACCCATGACCTGGCACATCTCGATCGGCACAGTCATTCTTGCGCTGATCGTCACGCGATTCTTGTGGCGCGTGACGCATCCGGTTGCTCCGGAAAGCTCGCTTCCTTCATGGCAGCGGATCACGTCCGAGGGTGTGCATTGGCTGCTCTATTTGCTTGTGCTGCTGACCACGTTGAGCGGTTGGCTGTTCGCTTCCGCTCGCGGCTGGAACGTGTCGTGGTTCTTCGTCGCGCCGTTGCCCATGCTGACCTCCGGCAACCGTGCGCTGGTGAGATTGCTGGACGGCTGGCACCAGAACTTCATGTGGGCCTTGTTGGTCGTGGCCGGACTCCACGTCGCGGCGGCATTTGCACATCTGTTCTATTATCGCGATGGCGTAATGCAGCGGATGCTGCCCTAGCGAGGCGAGCCGAGCGTATTCCGGCGGGCTCGTGATTGCCAATGATGGGCTTTTCATTGCTCGGCGCGCGTTGCTCGGCGAGTTGGCTGCGCGGTATGCGGTGCCCGCAATCTACACAGTATTGAGAGTTTGTCGCGGCTGGCGGCTTGATGAGCTATGAACAGTTTGAGGGGTTCATATCATGATGCGGGCATGTACGCTGGCCGCATCCTCGGACGCCGACGAGGTGGTGAGTAAGCATTCAAGCTTTTTTGCACCGCAAATTGTCCGCTACCGCGAGGACCGGTCTGGGCCAAATCGCTACTAATGAGGTAGCGTTGTGTTGCAGTGCGATGCCGCCTTAGCTCGAAAGCGGACACAAATTCAGGGCGGGGCAACCTCGATAGGCGCGACTGCCCCTCCGCGTCACTTATAAGAAGGACTGTCATGGTTGGCCTTATCGATATCGCGCCCAACGTCGAAACCGTCGATGTACGGGGCACATCCGTCGCTGTGCACGGCGTCTCCGCAAAGGGTGTGGCGCATCTGCTGTGCCGCTTTCCCGAGCTGCGCAAGCTGATGACCGGACAGGAAGTCGAGACCGAGCAATTGATGGCGATCGGTGGCGACGCAGTCGCCGCAATTATCGCTGCCGGCTGCGGTTATCCCGCCGACGAACAGGCTGAGGCTGTAGCCGGCAAGCTCTCGTTGGACGCGCAGGCTGATCTCCTTGCCGCGATCCTACGGCTGACGCTGCCGCAGGGTGTTGGCCCTTTCGTGCAGAAGCTGACGGCGCTTGGCGGCGTCCTCGACGCCGCTCCATCCGATACGGCGCCGGCTTCGAAATTGCGGAAGCCGTCGACGCGCTGATCGGCGCGAACTATCCGCCCGTTGACGTGTGGGCGATGACGCCGCGTCAGATCGTGGGTTCGCTCTACTTCGCGCGGCGTCGCAAGCAACGAGAAGCGGCGGAGCAACTGGCCCTTGGCGCACTCGCGGCCCGCGGCGAACCGCGCGAGATTAAGCGCCAGCTCGATCAATTGCAGCGTGACTAGCGAAAATGGGGCTGCGCTTCGCGCTCTCGGACGTCGCCAAGAGCTTCGTCGACACGATCGTGAAGGAGTTGCAGCGTCCGATTGCGAAAGCCGCGACTGCAGCGGTTCGCGAAGCGGGCGAGATCGCTAAGCGCAACGGTCGCGCCAGCATTGCGGCGGCTGGGTTCTCGCGCAAATGGCAGAACGCGCTGCGCGTCAACATCTACCCGCCGCAGGGTGACAGTATGCGCCCGGCCGCGTTCATCTTTCACAAGATTCGCTACGCGGGCGTGTTCGAGGAAGGCGCGGTCATTGGCGGCAAACCACTCCTGTGGCTGCCGCTGCCCACGGTACCTCTACGACGCGGTCGCCCGATGACGCCATCGCAATATGCGCGCACGGTTGGGCCGCTCGTCACGATCGAACGACCCGGTAGACCACCACTCCTGTTCCCAAAGCCGCGCGCCGGGCGGCGCGGTCGTCGGGCAGCCGTCGACGCCGAGCGCAAGCCGCTCTATGTCGGGCTTTCGACCGTCGCGATCGCCAAGCGCTTCGACATCAAGGGCGCAGCTCAGAAGGCGGCGGCGCAGTTGCCGTCTCTTTATGCCAAGCACCTGAAAGCAGATTGAATGGCCGGCCCGACCATCACCCAGCGGATCGCGCTTGAGGGCGCCGATCAGATCAAGCAGGCGCTGGCGCAGATAGGCAAAGCCGGCCAGGAGGCGTTCCAGCAGATCCAGCAGGCAGGCGAGAGAATCAAGCTCGACCGCCCACTCGGCGCGGTCGAGACGGCCGCCAGGAACACCGGTGCCGCCATCGACAACATGCGGGGGCGTGTTGCCAATGCCAGCACCGCGTTTGGCGCGGCAAGCTCGGCCGCGCAAACGTTAGGTGGCCAGGTCGGCGGCGCGGCGGCCGCAATGTCGGGCGCGCAGCGTGCCGGCGCCGCGCTGGCTGGAGCCGTTATCGCAACCGGCACCGCGCTACGGAGCATCGGTTCGGTCGTTGCGTCCGGCGCCGCCCAATTCACCAACCTGAATTTCGGCGTCGCCTCGATCGTCGGTGGCTTCAAGAATGCGGCCGCCGAGGTGCTCAAGACCACGGCCGTACTTGGGGCATTGCCGGCTGTGCTGTTTGCGTTGGCGAAGTCAGCGGCGAGCACGGCGAGCGAGATCCGCAACAACGCACTTGCGGCGGGCACCTCGACGACGGCCTACCAGGAATTCGCAGCCGCCGCCGGCAAGCTCGGCACCGACCAGGAGCAGCTTGGACGAGCATTTGCCGTCATCGAGCAGCACAGCGGCGAGGTGCAGCGCGCGCTAATCGATACGCAAAAAGTCAATACCAGATTCTTCTCTTCCGGATCGCACAGCGCGCAGGAGATGAAACAGCATTTCCAGGAACTCCGGGACAAAGTGGCGGACGCCGGCGGCGCGTTCCAGCGCTACGGCATCGCCATCACGGAGGCTGGTGGAAAAGCGCGCGACCCGATCGACGTCTTCAAGGATGTGGCCGACCAGATTGCCGCCATACCGGATCCCGCCGACCGGGCGGCGCGCGCAGTGGAGCTGTTCGGCCGGCGTGTCGGCCCGCAGCTCGTGCCGCTGCTGGCGAAGGGCAGCGCGGGAATCGAGCGGATTGGAAAGGAGCTACACAGCCAAGGCTTGATCCTGACGCCGAAGCAGATCGGAGTGGGTGTCGAGATGCAGCGTGCGGTGGGACAGCTGCAGTTCAGTATCACCCGGCTCAAGGATTCGGTTGGTCTCCTGTTCGCGCCGCAGTTCACCGAAGCCGCCAACCTGTTTCGCAAGGCCATCGCGGACAATCGCGCCGCCGTCATCACGTTTGCGGCCGACATCGCGGTCAAGACTCGCCCGGTGATCCTCGACCTGGCGCGCGCGCTCAGCGGGCAGGATCAGGACATCCAGACCGGCTGGATCGTGACCGCGAAGGCACAATTCCTCGAGCTCGGTTCGGCAGTCTCGACCGTGGTCACCAACGTGATGGTGCCGGCGCTCAAAATCTTCGCCGGCCTGATGCAGGAGACCGCCAATGCCATCAATGCGGTGTTCGGCACCAAGATCACGCCCGCCGACATCGCCGTGACGCTGGTGGTCACCAAGCTCGTTGGCGGTTTTCTCAAGCTGATCGGGGTGCTGTCGGTTTTCCAGGGTGCTTGGAGCATCGTATTGCGCGTGTTCGCCGCGCTCGGCGGACCGCTCAACATCGTACTCACCGCGTTCGGCGCGCTCGGCGGCGTCGTGGGGCTCGTGGCGCGCGGCGCCGTCGCGCTTGCCGCTGCGCTTGGCGGGCTGCCGCTGCTGATTGCCGCGGTCGGCGTCGCACTCGGCTTCCTCGTGGTGCGGCTCGCGCAGGGTATCGATTGGCAAAAGCTGGCGTTAGGCGCGGCGAGCGCCGTGAACGCCATCGGCAGATTTTTTGCTGGTCTGTGGCAGACAATCTCGGGCCTGTTTACAGCGGGCATCGAAGCCGTTTCTGGTCTGTGGGGCACCATCGTGAGCGCAGCGCAGGGGGCTTGGGAAACAATTGCGTCCGGCGCGGGCGCATTGTGGGCGGGGCTCGTCTCGCTTTGGCAATCCGGCATTCAGAGCATGAGCGCATTCTGGAATTTGATCCTCTCCGGTGCGACCGAGCTTTGGGGCCAGCTCAATGGCCTGTTCCAGGCTGGCTTCGATTTCCTTGCGTCTGGTTGGCAGGTCATCGTGACCGCGGCGCAAGCCGTGTTCGAAGCCCTCGCTGGCTTGGCGAAGGGCGCTTGGAGCGGCATCGTCTCCGGCGCGCAATCGATGTGGGACACGATTACGAGCGCGTTCTCGTCGGGCCTGAACGCGGTGACGGGCTTTCTCGGCCGGCTTCGCGACTTCGCGCTAAGCGTCTGGAATGCGATCACGGGTGCGGCCCGGGAGGCCGCTTCCGCCCAGAACGACGCAGCCGGCGCCGGTGCCGCTGGGTTTGCCCGCGGTGGTCCGATCCACGGTCCCGGCACCGGCACTTCGGACTCGATCCCGGCCTGGCTGTCGAACGGAGAGTTCGTGATCCGCGCTGCGGCAGTCCGGAAATACGGCCTCTCCTTATTCAGCGCGCTGAACCACTTACGCATCAATCCGGACGCCTTCGCGCGCTTCGCCGAGGGCGGCCTGGTGCGCTCGTTGCAGGTACTGATGCCGCCGCCGTTGCGGCTCGCTGATGGCGGCCTGGTGCCTCAACCGGCATCGACCGCCTCGCTGCGGCCGATCAATCTGACGATCGGATCGGAGATGTTCGCTGGGATGTTGGCGCCCGAAGATGTGGCGCAGAAACTGTTGCGGGTCGCGGTCACGCGGCAAATCCGCAGCGCCGGACGAAAGCCCAGCTACTACGGGAAGGGACGATGAGCGATGACACGCTGCTCGTGCTCTCCGGCATCGGCGTCCCCGACTACTCAGCACGAGGCCTGACACAGACGCTGGAACCGATCGAGGCGTCAAGCAGCCTGCGCCGGACCGTCAACGGCGCGCTCAAGGATTTGTCCTACGCTCAGTTCCGCAAATACAAATCGACCGTTTCTTGCCAGGACCAGGAGCCGCCCGCGATCGACGGTGTCTGGCCGGGCCATGTCGTCACGGTCGATTGCGTGACCGAGTTGAGCTACCCGTCCGGCGGATCCCCCGCGCGTCCGGTTGTCTTGGGCTCCGCGCGCACCGAAGGCGCCTTCGTGTTCTATCGGCCTGCGCTCCAGATGCGGGTGACCGGTTTTTCCGTGAGCCGCGATGAATATGGTGCCGCCGTGCAGTGGCAGATGGAGCTAGAAGAAGTGTGATGGCGGGCCGGTTCTATTTCGCGTGGGTCGGCGACGACGAGACGACCTTTGACCCGAACGTGCACAACCGTGAGGATGAGGACATCTTCTCGTTCACGGTCGAGCATAACGAAGGCGACTTCGCCACGTTGACTCTCGAGATCCGCAATCCACGCATCGGCCTGCTCAATGCCGGACGCAAGACGCACGCCTGGCTGTCCTACGCGCCGCTAGGTTCGAGCCCGGCCGAGTTGCGTCCGTTGATGCACGGGCGGCTGATCGGGATTCCAAACGACATCAACGCCGAGATCGTCACGCTGATGTTCACGGCGCGACCAGATGATTTCGTCGCGCAGAAAGAAGCCTTTGCCGCATCTCTGCGCGTGTTGCCCTTCTACGACGAGGTGTTCATCGCTGAAGACAAGCGCGCCGACCCGGACGCGGTGCTCGAAGCCCGTACCGAATTGTGGCACATCGATCGTGTGACTGGGGTGGTCTCGACCTCGGACTTGCTGGTCGGCGAGGACGGCGAGGTCGACTTTTCGGCTGATGAGGTGTTCTACGACAGCGTCAAGGTGGTGCTGGGTCAGCCGCCGGTACGCAGCGTGTCGGTCGACGGCGTCGTTCATTGGACCCAGTCGGGGTCTGGCCAGTTCACGATCTACAGCCGGCACGCCTTCGTCGAATGCCCGACCAAGGGACTCGCCTCGGCCTGGCCCAAGGACGGAGCCGCTATTGGCGGCGGCTGGACGGTGATTTCGGGCAGCGCCACCACCTCGGTCGACAACGTCAAGTCGATCAGTTCGTCCAGCGAAGCGACCTCCACGGTCAGCGATGCGGCCGAGTTCAGCGTGTTCGACGACGGTCAGGCCAACAGCTCGACCATCCACATTTCCGCGACCGAGCCGAGCCCCGAGCCGAAGCCGTCCTACCGCGTCGTCGTGAAGTCGACTTCGAAAACCGAATTTCATGACGATGGCAGTTCGTCGGCCAGCGTCGATGATTCCGGCATTATCGTCGCCCAGCCGACCGTCTGGGGTTCGCTGGTGATTGGCTACAAGGCCTCCCGCGATCGCAGCGAACACGTTCGCTTTACGCTCAACACCGACGTGCAGGCGATCGTGACGCTGCCTGGCGATGACGAGGTGCTGGCGCTCAACGTCTCCGGAGGCGATGTCGGCTTGATCCAGGGCGCAAGCATTCCGATCGGCGACGTCGGCCGGCGCAGCTATTTCGCCACCGATCGTGGGTGCTCCAGCGTCGAATATTTGCTGCTGCTGGCGCGCGCCAACCTCATTCTGCGCTCGCGGGTCGTCAACGTCAGCTTCGATTGCGGCTTCGAGCGCGCAATCGAGTTGAGCTGCCGGATGAGCGCGCGGGTGTTCGACGATCGCCTGCCAGGCGGCAATGCGGTCGGCAAGATCGTGACCTACAGCTTCACCGGTAATGGCGACACCGGCGAAATGCTCGGCCATGTCACCATCAGCTGCTCGGTCGGCTACGGCAATGCCATCGGGGCGGATGGCGGCGTGCCAACCTTCGTCGAGGATGGCTGCGTCGACCTCGGCTACCAGTATTACGACGGACAGGTCGTGCTGGTCGGCGGCGGTGATCTCGGTTATGCGCCGCCGCTCGACGTCGTCAACGATGATGGTTTAGTGTTTCCGCTGCGGGCGCCGCCGTTTACGGTCGCCCCGCACGTCACTTTTACCACTGTCCCGTCGCTTGAGCCGCCGGTTGCCTCGGACGATCCGGACTACGATCCCTCGACGCCGATCAAGACGGCACTCAATCAGATCGAGTCGGCGCTGGAGTTCACCATTTTGCCGGTGGCCGACAGCACATTCGAGACCGCCTACGACGTCACCGTGACCGACCTGACGATCCCGCGTGGCATCGACCTTGAGGCGGCGTCAGCATGACGCTCGAGCTCATCGTCCGTCCGTTTCAGCGCGGCGAGGTGACGCCGCCTCTGGCGGTGCCGGGCGGCACCAAGCTCGCCGACCCTGTCGTGGTCAAGTTTGCGTCGCAGGGCGATGCGGCGATTTTCGATTGGTCGTTTTCGTCCAGCATCTCGAAGTCGAGCACGGCCAAAACCCACAAGGAGGTCAGTCGGACCAGCCAACAGGTACGGATTGCCAATCCGCAGGATCCCTCGCAGTTCGTCGACATCAATCGGGCAACGTCAGTGACCTTCGCCAACGCCGCCAAGCCGAAGGACAAGGAAACCTACAAGTTCGCTTACGGGCCGAACGATGCCTGATGGGCTGCTCACTCAAAGCGTCGTTCGCGTCGGCGGACACTGGACCATTACCAATGTGGGCTGGGGTCCGCCGGCCATTCTGGCGCTGAAATACGCCCTGCAGGCGACCCGTAGCGACGCCTTGACCTTGAGGCTGCACGATCTGCCTTTCACCAGCGAAAGCTTCGAGCTGTTCGATGCGCCGTTTGGGTTCGGCGACAGCACCCCGGTGCCGGTGACCGATCCGATCAGCAAGGACATGCTCACGCATCTTTATATGTGGGCAATCCCGACCTATCGGACCGCCCCCAATCCCGACGTTGGCCCCTTTGGCCGCGGCATCCTGTTTTTCAATATGCGCAAAGTGGCGGGCAGTCTCGGCAACGACGGTGCTGACCATCCCGTCACGCGGTTCAGCTTCGCCATCACCACGCCAGCCTCCGGCGGCGATCGCACCATTCCGACCACCACCTACTATGTCTGGAACACTCTGGGCGGCACCATCACATTCGAGGATGCGCTGAGCGGTGAAGCCGGACCCGGGTTGATCCTCGGCGTTTTCGACAACGAAGCCGATGCCAACGCGGCGCAGCAAAACTACAATGGAGCTGGCGGCCAGACCGTCGAGGTGCATGCCGCCGACGGGCTTGTCCTCGTGCATCCCGCAACCGCCTGGGAGCTCGATGCCAGCACCTATCGCAAACGCTTGAGCTTCCCGGTCGATGCCCAAGACCAATCGCAGTGGCCGCAATTCACTGCGGCAGGAAGCGCGGGCCAGGCCGCTCCAGTCAGCCCCGGGATGGCGATTCCGTCCTACGAAGTCACCTTCAAGGTCGATACCATCACGCTCGCGGTGACCGCCGACAAGGCGTGACGCCACTTCGCCGCTGCGGCGCGCTTCTCGTTTCTCCATCGGAACTCTGTCATGGCCATGACCTTTCGCACGGCCGGAGCCTGGGGCTCCGGCAAAGGATCCAATCTGGCTGCGACCGAGGTCGATGACAATTTCTGGGAGCTGCTCGAACGCCTCACCACGCTGGAGAATAACCCGCCGGTCGCAGTCGGCATCGATCACTTCACGGTATCGGGCAATCAGCTCACCGTTCACCTCACCGATGGCGATATCGCCGGCCCATTCGCTCTGCCGTCAGCACAATGGCGTTGGGTCGGCGAGTGGTCAGGCTCGACGCTCTACTTCGTCAACGACATTTGCGCGCAGAATGGCAGCATTTATCTCGTCAAGGTGCAACACATCAGCGCCTCGGCGTTTGATCCCGATGCGTTCGACAGTGATGGTGGCCAGGAATACCAATTGCTGCTGGCGCGCCCGAGCCAGCCTTACGATGTCGGCATGTTCTACGCCGATCACATTCCAGGCGACGCCAGCACGCTGCTGCAACACATCGTTGCACACACGTTTTTTCTGGCCGATGCCTTCACCGGCAGCATCGCCTTTCTGTCGATGGCGACAACCGAGACGATCGAACTTCCTATCTACAAGAATAACGACCTGATCGGCTCGATCCTGTTCGCTGCCGGCGAGGGCCTGGTGACCGGCGATCCCGGCCAGTTCGGCACCTTCGTGCCGCCGTCGCCTTCGTTTACGACCACGCTGGTGCGTGGCGACCGGTTGCGGGTGCTGGCGCCATCTTCGACCGAAGACGCAACCGCAAAAGGCCTGACCGTGACGTTTGTCGGCATGGCCTAGACCCAGTCCCATGCTGGTCAACACCATCTCGTTTTACCCGCGCTACGCGCGCAAGCTCCGTCCGACGAGGCTGGTTAATGTCAGCACGTTCGGCACGCCCACTGCGGGTGAGACGGCTTTTCTTGTCGCCAGCCGGGTCGAGAATGCGAACGAGTTTGGCGCGCACACGATCGCGGTCTCGCGGCGCTTCCTGATGGCCTCGACCGTGCTCAATACGACGACATTCGGCGACAACAGCCCCGACATCAACGATGGCATTCGGTTGAGGCCGCACGCTGTACCGAGCATGAACGCTTTTGGGTTGCACAAAACGAGAAAGAAGCTCAGCCACAGCACGCTCTCCCTGACCAATAGATTTGGCGCTCCAGCGATCGGGACCGTGATCCTGCTATCGCTCGACGGGCAGGCCGCAAGTTCCGGTTCGGCTTCCGCCAGCGGCAGCATCGCTGCGACGCTGACCACGACCAACAGCAACGACATCATCATCGCCTGCATCTTCAACGAGGCCCAGGGCCATCCGGCCGGTCCGCACGCGGTCAGCGGCGTGAGCGGTGGTGGCCTGACATGGACCCAGCGTTCGAGCCAGACCAGCAGCGCCTTCAACGGCTCCGCCCTGGAGGTCTGGTGGGCGCACGCAAGTTCGCCGCTGAGCAACGTCGCCATCACCGCGAGCTTCACCGGCACACCCGACGATGCATCGATCATCGTGTTCGGCGTCAGTGGTTGCGGCAACCTAGCCGCGCCGTTCGATACCAACGCGTCGTTGCCGAAGACAGCTCAGAGCACCAGCCTGTCCTCGCCCTCCGTCGCTGGCGTATCGACCGACTTCGCCAAGGCTTTCATCTTTGGCGTGGCTGGCTCGCAGACGTTTTTCTCGAGCCCCGGCGATCTGGTGGCACCGCTCAGCACGCCGATCGCCAACACCAATACGGGAGCCGGCAGCGGCTTTTCGTCCGCCATCGCGGCCGAGGGAATCGTCAACGTCCCGCAGTCGAGCCAGAGCTTCAGCATCAACCGCACCTGCGGCTCGTGGATTTTCATCGTCGACGCGATCCGCGGCTGACCTCCTCTCCTCATCTTCATCTCCGACTGCCTAACGCTCAGCACAGGAGCCTGCCATGGCGAACGCGCTCTACCCAAAATTCAAGGAATCCATCCTGCAGGCCGGGCTTGATCTGGCTTCGCTCAACATCAAGGCCATGCTGGTCAACGTCAGCGGTGCGGGCACGCTTTATACCTATTCGGCCGCGCATGACTTTCTCGACGACGTGGCGTCAGCTGCGCGCATCGCCACCTCGGGCAACCTGACTGGCAAGACATTCGCCAACGGTGCATTCGATTCGGATGATCCAAGTTTTTCCGGGGTCACCGGCGACACCGTCGAGGCGCTCATCCTCTATGTCGATACCGGCACCCCCTCTACCTCTGCCCTGATTATGTATCAGGACACCGGCGTCACCGGCCTGCCGCTCACACCGGACGGCAGCGACGTCCAGATCATCGTCGACGCCGCCGGCTGGTTCATTCTCTAGCAAGCCCGAGGTCGGACGCACACGCGTCCGGCCAAAACCTGACCACCGCAGAGCCGCCGCGAGGCGGCTTTTTTTTATTTGGAGGCAACCATGGCAACTCAAAGCTACGATGAGGCACTTAGGCGCGTGTTGGTGCATGAGGGTGGTTATACCAATCATCCGTCAGACCCGGGCGGACCGACCAATTTCGGCATTACGCTTGCGGACTATCGCCGCTACGTAAAACCCAACGCGACCGCAGCAGACGTCCGCGCCATGTCGGTCGGTGTGGCCAAGGCGATTTATCGCAAGCGCTACTGGGACACACAGCGCTGCGACGAGCTTCCGGTCGGGCTCGATTACTCGATCTTCGATTATGGGGTGAACTCCGGCATCGGCCGTTCGGGCCGGGTGCTGCGCCGGCTCGTTGGCCTGCCTGAGAACACCAACATTGTTACCGACCAGGTGCTTGCAGCGGTCGCCAAGCGCGACCCCAAAACCCTCATCAATGGGATGAACGACGAGCGGTTGCGCTTTCTGCGCGGCTTGGGGACCTGGAGCGTCTTCGGGGCGGGCTGGTCGCGCCGTGTCGCGGAGGTGCGCGCTGCCTCCTTGCACATGGCTGATCAGGCAGGCGTTCGGGGCGCGGCGAATGTGGCTTCACCACGCGTGTCAAGCGCGACCGATATGCCGTCGGGGAAAGGCGCGTTGCCTCCGCCCAAATCGGCCCATGCCGTCATCGGCGCTGCCGGTGTGGGCATGGCCGGTGGAGTTGCCAGCTTGCTCCATAACGCCGGCGCACATCCGCTCCAAATCGTGGCGGTCATCATCGGCATCGCCGCGGTCGCGGGTGCGGGCTTCGCGTTCGTGCATCGCCGCCATCAGGCCATCAAGGACGCCCCGCAGCCCGGCACCGTTTCGGTCCCGGAAAAAGTCGCGGTCTGACGCGCGGCTCTCCCATCCAAACCTCGTCACGCAAACCCGAGCCGCGCGCTGTGCGCGCGGCCACGGAGGAATCTTCCATGAAACTTCGCGCCTTCAACATCCGTGGCCTCGCCGGCGTCGTCTATTCGCGCGGGATGAATACGCTCACCGATGAAGCAAACAAAATTCCCAGCATTGCGGCCTCGACCGAGGACCACGGCACCGTCATCACCTGGTTCTCCCACGTGCCCAATTTGGCGGACTCGTGTCGCCTGGCGCATCGGTCGGGCCGCGGCATTGTTCTGGTCGGCCATTCCTTCGGCGCCAATGCAGCTCTGATGGCGGCAGGCCTCATCAAAGCTGATGGCATCTCGGTCGACCTCCTGGTCGCAATCGATCCTGCCCGGCAGCAGACCTGCGTGGTCCCGCATAACGTCCGCCACGTCATCAATCCTTATCAGCAGGTTTTGGGGCAGCTCGGGCAAGGCATCGTAGTGCCGGTCGCCGGATACAGCCAGCGCAGGACCGTCCGTCCGCCGCAACGCCTAACCGCTCATGCGCCGGAGCCACAACCGGCTGAGGAAATCGTCATCTATCCGGACGGCGCCCAGATGCGCATCGTGCGCTGCCGGCTCGACCAGGCGCACATCGCCATCGACGATGACCCACGGGTCCACAAGTTGGCAGTCGACGCCATGCGGGCGCTCGCCGCGGCCTGAGCCCACCACTCCGAATTCCACCACTCAACTATTCGAAGGAATACCGCCATGCTGATGGCCGTCCTGCTGTTTGTAACCGTGGCCTCGATCTATTGGTTCTGGATTCGCCCGATCTTGAAATCTCGGCCGGCGTTCCGCGAATTCTACGCAAAGGAAGAGAGTTTTCTTGGCGCGGCATGCGAGAAGCTCAAGGGCATCAAGCAGAAGCTCTCCTCTGCCATTGTGATCGCGGCGAGCGCCGCCGTTTCCGGCTACGATTTCTTTGCGCCAATCGTGAGCGGAATAGACGTCAGCTCCATCACGGCCCAGGTGCCCTCGTGGGCTTGGCCCCTGATCCTGATTTCGATCACGGCGATCTTCCAATTCTTCCGCAACCTTGCGGATAAGCGCCACGAGACCGAGGTCGCCGAAGTGACCGCGGCCGGCCAGGGAGGTTAACATGTGGAGCTGGATCGGAAATCTGATCGGTGGACCGGTGATCACGGGTCTGATCAATGCCTACAAGGCAAAGCTCGATGCCGCGAACACGCAGGACCGGATTGCGGCCGATCTGGCTGCGAAGGAGATCGAAGCCGAGATCGCAGCGCGCAAGGAAGCGTCCGCGGTGATCATCGCCGAGCAGGGCCGCTGGTACACCGCTATCATCCGGCCCCTGCTGGCATTTCCACTGATCATCTACGCGTGGAAGGTGATTGTCTGGGACAAGGTTCTGGGTCTGGGGACCACGGATCCTATCACCGGGATGGTGGCCGACTGGATCGGCACGATCATCACGGCTTATGTCGGCGGCCGCTCGATCGAGAAGGTCGCACGGATCTTCAAGCGCTAAAGATCGGCACCACCAGCGAACCCACAATGAGCATCGAAGGTAACTCGCCCAAGGCAAGGCCTCGGTTTGACCCCACCATCAATTATGGCCACGTGCTAACAGTGGTCAGTTTCGCTCTCGCAGGGGCAGGTGCCTACTATGGTATGAGAGCCGAGCTGCAGAGCGTCGATCAGCGCGTTGCCAAGATCGAGAACACGCTTCAGGAACTGGCAAATGTCTTAGTTCTGACCGCCCGGCAGGACGAACGACTGATCGCTATCGAGCGTCGAGTTGATCGACTTGAACAGGCGCCGCGCCGGTAGGTGCCCGCCTTAAGGGCGGAGCTTTTGTTGTCAGGCCGTCTTGTCGACTACGAGCCCGGTGCCAGGAGGCTTTGAACCTTGGCTAGCGGCGGTCCCGGCATCATCCCCATCGCCATCATGCGGCGAATCTGCGACTTGTGGCGGCTGCGATGGATTAGCTGCGGCAAGTAAGGCTGCAGTTGCGGAATTCGCACCAATACTAGCAACGCTCATAAACTACCCCATTCTAGGATGCAGAATGGTGGATCTAAGCAAATTCAAGTTAATTTTTCGCTTCGGGTCCCATGGACCATCGTCGCGCTTCCTTTTCTGTCAATACTCGGTTGGCTGATATCCGATGTCCGTGGGGATCACTGGTTTCGCACCGATGACGTGGCACATATCAATCGGCGCTTTCTTTGGCGCCTGACCCATCCCGGTGGCGCCGGAGAGTTTGCTTCCACCTTGGCAGGGGGTCACGTTCGAGGCCGTGCACTGGATGGTCTCGGCCGGCGCTGCTGACCACATTAAGCGGATGGTTGTTCGCGTCCGCGCGTGGGTTGGACCGTGCTATGATCTTTTATCGCCCCGCTGCCGATGTTGGCCGCCGAAAGGTGGTCGCGAGGTAATCAACTGCAGATCGTAGTCCCCCACACGCCGTTACGCCCGATCTTGCAGAGAGCTTGCGAGACTGGCTGAGCATTTAGAATCGAATTAATCTAATGACAGGGAGAGAGGCATGGAGGGGTTCGCTCATGCCGTTGACAACACGTCTTCGCGGCATGGGAGTCATGGTCGTTGGCGCGGTGATGGCAATAGCCGTTGCTGGGGCCCGCGCCGACGACGAAATCCAAGTTTACAACGCCGAGATCGCTGAAGTTGGGCAGTGGACAGTCCAGCAGCATCTCAACTACGCCATCAATGGCCGCAAGGAGCCGGACTTCCCGGGCGGCATTGTTCCCCACCACACCCTCAACGGTACGCCCGAATTCGCCTATGGCATTACTGATTGGTGGGAGCTCGGCTTCTACCTGCCGTTCGCGATCGACAGCCGTGACCGCTTTCTGAGCAACGGCGGAAAAATCAGGAATCTGTTCGTTTCCCCGCACGCCGCGGAGCGCAACTTCTTCTACGGCGTGAATTTCGAGTTCAGCTACGAAACGCCGCCGTTCTCCGAAACTCGATATGGGCTGGAAATTCGACCCATCATCGGAATGCGCAACAAGGAATGGGAAATCATCGTCAACCCGATCATCGATATGGGCTTCGGAGCGCTCGGTGAGACGGACTTCCTCCCGGCGGCTCGACTGGCACGCAATCTCGGGGACGATCGATTTGTTGGCGTCGAATATTATTCCGATTTCGGTCAGATCGGGAATTTTCTGCCCCTGAACGAACAGCGCCACCAGATTTTCGCTGTCACCGATTTCAAGCTTGGTGTGTTCGATATCGACCTCGGCCTCGGCTACGGATTAACGCCGGGATCGGACCGGCTGGTTGCCAAAGCGATCATCGGATACGCCTTTCCGGCGCCTGGCGCCAAAAATGGTACGGGCAGCGAAATGAAAACTCCGCTGACCGTGAAGGCCCGTCTTGCGCCGAATCCTTGGGATGGGATGCGCGGGACGCTTTCATCAACGCAGTAGCCACGTTAATCAGCGTGGATCGATTCCAACCCTGCGCGCGACCTTCGAAGCGGGAGCGTACGTGCAGACCAGCTTGTCATCGATCAAATCATGAAATCAACCAACGCATGCTCAAAAATCCAGGAGTTAAAATTCCAAACGCCCATAAAACGCCAGACGCAACATTGGCAATCTGAAATTTGAACCAAGGCATAGCCGACAACCCAGCAACAATTGGCACGAGTGCTCGCAGGGGCCCAAAGAATCTTCCGACAAATACCGCCAGCAATCCCCAACGTTTAAAAAATCCTACCGCTTGCGAGACCAATTCCGGATGACTGGACATTGGCGGCAATGCCAAGAGCGGGCTTTTGACGCGAACGGCTAGGGCATACGCCAGCCAATCGCCCGTAACAGCGCCGAGAGTGGCGGCAAGCCAGATTGGCCAAAAATTCATTTGTGCCGCCGCGAGTAAGCCGCCGACGCCAATCAGAATGGCGGTCGCGGGAACCAGCAATGAAATAAATGCGAAGGATTCGGCAAATCCGAGGGCAAAGACAGCCAGGATTCCCCATGACTGATGCCTCTGTATAGAATCGACGACTACAGATACGAGGTTGTCCACGCTCCCGAAACCTTCAGATCACTGCCGCGCTCCGGCTGTGCCATATTCACTCGTGCCATTTATAGGTAGCATAGCCGTAATCTTAGCGCGTCAGTTTGAGACGGATCAAAAACGATTTATGCATTTAAGGTAGATGTTTTGACATAAGGAGGAACCAATGGCATTCAATGACATGCTTCTGGTGCTCACAACCTATCCAGAGCCCACTCCGATCTCAGTGATCCACGATGCTGTTGGATTCGCGGAGGCGCTCGGCAGCCGAGTCTCAGCGATTGCTTGCGAAGAGAAATTTTTCGCGTCCAAAAATGCAATAAGGGATCTGTTTGTTGACATTCCGGGAATGATGAGTGCTGCTGCCGAGCAGAGTTCAACGAATGCGAACGAACTCCTGACCACCTTCCAGGCCATCGCGGAAAAGCGTGGTGTTTTTCAGGAGCGGATTATGGAACAAAGCCTGACATCCGAGATCGCAGCACTGTTCACTGATTATGCGCGACTCCGGGACGTTACGATCGTTCCCGTTCCGGAAGGTGATTATTACTATCAATGGTACGCGGAAGCGATCATATTTGGCTCCGGTCGGCCGACACTCATTGTTCCCCGCGATGGCACGCACGCCATCTCGAATGCTTTAAACACTGTTGTGGTCGCCTGGGACTTCAGCCGGGCGGCATCTAGGGCACTTGCTGATGCCCTTCCGATCCTGAAAAAAGTAAAAAGCGTACGCGTTGTAACCGTCCTGAACGAGAAGGTTATCGAAAGCAAAAGTTCTAGCGCGGACGTTTTGCAGTACTTGGCCCATCACGGAGTGGAGGTTGAGTTGGAGACCATAGAGGCGGCCGGTCGAAAAATCGGTGAAATCCTCAATTCCGTCGTCGCCTCATGCAAAGCCGACTTGCTTGTGATGGGCGCCTATGGACACTCGCGGATCCGTGAATTTGTTCTCGGCGGAGCCACACGGGCGATGCTTGATCGGCCACAGCTGCCAATCTTTGTTTCTCATTGAGGA